TCTATAACAATAAATATAAATGGTAAAGATTGGTTAGTAAAACAAAGTTTTAGAACATATTTATTATATGAAGAAATTTCTGGAAAACAAATTGGTGATATAACTACAATGAACGATATTCTTACACTATTATTTTGCACATTCAAAGGGTGTAATAAAGATTGGACATATAATTTTGATGAATTTATTGATATAATTGACGAAGATCCAACTATATTTTCAAAATTTAATGATTTTAATACTTCAATTGTTGAACCAGAAAAAAAAAGGAAAGTAAAGGAATAAAAATTTCTGAAATATATTCTATTGTATGTACAAGTGGTATTAGTCCTTTATATTTTTTAGATGAAATGACTATGAAAGAAGCATCATATATTATTAAAAAAAATGAGGAAGATTATATAAATAATTGGAATCAAACCAGATATATATGTTATTCTATAATTCAATCACAATCAACTACATCATTATTACCAACAGATGTTTTAAAATTTCCTTGGGATGAAACAAAGAATGAAATACAAGAAAAAATACCTATAAAATCCAAAGAAGAATTAATAGCACATTCTTTAGAAATGGAGAAAAAAATAAATTCACAAAATGTCTGATAGAACGTTTAATATATTAACACAATTAAGTTTAAATAGTGATGATTTTAAGAATAGTATCAATTCAGTTAAACAAAATGTAAAAGATTTAATGTTAGGTGTTGAAGGTGCTAATGGTAACCTTGGTGAAATGCGTAGAGCATTAATGGCACTTAAAAATACAAGTTTTGCAGGAAAATCCGTTGAAGAAATTGGAGCAATAAATGAACAAATAGGTAAGTTGATGTATGAAATGAAAATACTTAAACTTGAACAAAAAGCAATGGGCGAAGAATTTGGAGTTCTTGCTATTCAAGGTTTAAGAGGAATGACAGCAGTAGGTGAAGTTGCACTTGGAGCTGCATCAATGTTTGGTGCTTCAAAAGAAAGTGCAGAAGAGTTTAAAAAATCTATGATTGGTGTTATTTCTGTTGTTCATGGTTTATCAGAAGTTCAAAAAATGTTAGAAGAACGAACATTACAAGTAATAGCAACCAGAATTGAAGATACAATAATGACAGTTGCAAATTCAGTTTCAAAAACACTAAATGCATTAGTAACAGGAACACAAGTTGTAGTAACAGAAGCATTAGTTGTTGCAGAAACAGAACAAGTTGTAGCAACAGAAGCAGCAACAGTAGCAACAGCAGAATTAAATAGTATAATGTTATTAAATCCATATGTATTAATTACAGCAGCCGTAATTGCAGCAACAGCAGCATTATGGTATTTAGTTTCAGCACATAGAGAAGAAAGAGAAGAAGTTGAAAAGAAAGAAATGGCTATTAAAAATCTAACAGCAGCAATTGAAATTGAAACAATTGAAGATAAAAACCAGTTAGATTTAATGAAAGCCAGAGGTGCAACTGAATTGGAAATATTAAAAACTAAAACTGATAATATTGAAAAATTAGTTGAACAAAAAAATGCAGAATTAGCATTACAACAATCACTTAAATCTACTGAAGAAAATAATAAAGAAATAACAAAAATTGAAAGAGAGTTACTTAAATTAAATGGTGAATTAAAAGTATCTAAAATTGAATTAGCAGCAAAAACATATGAAGAAAACTATACTTATAAAGGTTTAACAGAAGAACTTACTAAATATGAAGAAAAAGCAAAAAATGAATTATTACTTTCAGGTAAAATATCTGCTGCAACAAGAGAAGAAATAGAAGCACTTTTAAATAAAAAATCTGCTATTGATAATGCTATGCCAAAAGAAGAAAAAGAAAAGAAAACATTTTCTTTAAATGATGACAAAAATTATTACACAGCATTAAAAAATTTAGATGAAGAATATTCTAAATCTAAAACAATGAATGAAAAAGAATATAATCTAAAAAAACTAAGTTTAGAAGCTGATTCATTAAAAATAGCAAGTGAAAATAATAAGTATGATGCAAAAGAAAAATTAAAAATTCAATTTGAACTGGAAGGTAAATTACACGAAATTGTGATGTCTCAAAAAGGTGATATAAAAGAATTAGATGCATTTAAACAACAATCAACAATATATGAAGAAGAATTAGAAAAACAAGTCGCAACAACAAAGGAACAAGCATCAATTGCTGAAATAAATAAATGGAAAAGTAAAGAATTAGAAAAACTTAAAACATCAAAATATACAGCAGAACAAATTATTGTCTTAACAAAACAAATAAATGATTTAGAAGAAGCAAAAAAAACTACTTCTAAAGTAAATATAGATACAACAAAGGCAGATGAAGAAATACAATTTCAAAAAATATTAGGACAGCAAAAATTGAAATTGGATAAATTATATTATGATTCTGGTAAAATGTTATTTAAAACTTATCAAAATGATAAATTAGAATCATTTAAAAAAGATCAGGACGATGAAACTAAATTATTAGAAAATAAAATAAAACGCGAAAATTTACTTGATAAAGATGCTGACAAACTAAGAAAGGATTTAGAAAAAAAGCAAATAAATGATAAAAAAATATTCACAGAAGAAGAAAAACAAATAGAAAAAAATAAAAGGGACGCTGTTCTTGGAATAATATCAAGTGAGTTTGGTCAAGCTGCTGGTTTATTCGCACAAAATACAATAGCTTATAAAGTTATGGCTTCAGCACAAGCTGGAATATCTACATACTTAGCTGCAGAAAATTCATATGCTGTAGGTTCCGAAATTGGTGGTCCAATATTAGGTGGAATATTTGCAGGTTTAGCAGTTGCAGCAGGTTTGGAAAATATTGCTAAAATAAATTCATTTGAATATGGTGGTATTGTTCCTGGTTCAAACTATTCAGGTGATAATGTTCCGATTATGGCAAACTCGGGAGAAATGATCTTAAACGGATCACAACAATCAAATCTTTTTTCAATGCTAAATAAAGGATCAAATGTTGGTGGTTCAAAAGAAGTAGTATTTAAAATAGCAGGTACACAATTAGTTGGTGTTTTAAATAACCACAATAAAAAATTAAGTTATACACGATAATGGCAACATTTCAGAAGAAGTATTATTATACATTTAGGGACATTACAAACAAACAATTCACTACTGAATTATGGCAATATACTGGTGCTACAATATCAGCAACAGAAATTAAAGCTGATGATAATCCATTCACAGTAACATATTCACCAACTACAAATAAATTTGACCCAATAAGAGGTTCTGGTTGTGATATAAATATTGTTTCAGTTACAGGCTTAAGTTTCTTAAACCTGTATAATACTGATATGATGGGTTATCAAATTCGTTTTTTTAATTCAGCTTCAACTTTAACTTGGATTGGTTATTTAACTTCTGAATTATATTCAGAACCATTTAATGAATATAACAACTACACTGTATCATTAACTGGTAATGATGGATTAGCTTTACTTGAAAGATTTGATTATTTATATAATGCACCAACAAATTATTCTGGAATCACATCAAACTGGAATATCATAACAACAATATTGAAAAAGTTACAAATTTCTTGGAACTACATTTATGTAGGATTATCTACAACTTCACCAGATATAACAATCAATTCAGGTAATACAATTCTAACTACAACATATAGTAATAATGACAATTTTTATGATGAAGATAATAAACCAATGAATTGTAAAGAAGTTTTGGAAACTATATTACAACCATTCGCATCTTATATACAAATAGTAAATGGTAGTATTTATATAACTGATGTAAATACTATGGCTCAAGGAAATACACAAACATTCAGAAGGTATAATGGAACAACATTTGCTTATGATACTAATGTTACAATAAATTTGGCATTAGGTGATGTTTCAACAATTGATTTTGCTTCTGAATCACAAACTCTAAATATACTATCACCAATTAATAAACAGAAAGTTATTTATTCACCATACATAACACCAACTATAATTGATTATAATATAGATGATGATGTTTTCAGCGGAACTACATCAACAACGAATAGAGGTAGTGGTGCATATACCTGGACTGAAACAGCATATGGAACATCAAAATATTGGACTAAATTTTTACCAACTAATTTAACATCAACAGGATATTTTGGTAGCTATACTGGTACTGGTACAGTTA